CTCTTTGATCTTGTCCACGTCAGTGTCGCGTTCCTTTTGAATCTTCTTACTCAACTTCTTGAACCCCTTGTTCTTCTTATCGGCAGCGAATACAGTGAAAGTGTTTGTAATGGCAAGCATTTATTATGTGTTGATATTAATTTTTAATCGTTTTAATTTTTCTTCAAACTCTCTTCTTTCACCTGGAGATTCAATTTCTTTCCCAGAGTTTATAGCTTCAATTTCAGGACCAGTCAACTGCATAGAATTTACACGAAAGTCCATGAATGCCTCCATAGAGTGGGGTACCAGGGGTTGGACAAGTTCATATATAGCCGTGGCATAGTCTCGAATTTCCTTTTGAGCGTGATGGTCCATTCTCAATTGTAAGAAATGCATGAGATTGTGGAGGTCCATCTTCCACACGAAAGAGGTGTAGGTTGATTGTGGTAAGACACCTCGAGCTTGTTCCCTACATACACCCGTATCTAAAAGATGTTGATACAATTTGAAGGCGTTCTTATATTGCGTGGATATGACTTTTGTGAGTGTTTCGTCAACTTCCACTACACCTTCTGATCCTTGGTGATTTATTTCAGATTGCTTACGCAATACTTCTGGTTCATAATACTCTTCATCAACGATAGAATACCTGGCGGACATCTCATTCACAGATGCGGTTCGGTGTCGAAGCCACTGACGAGCAATGTATAGGGGTGCCTTGATACGAAACTTGAACACCACAAGTTCGAGTGGTGAAGTGTGCCAGTTTCGAACAAGATACCGGATAAGACCTCTATCTCCTCTAGTGGTTGTAGTACCCGTCTGATAACTCACACGAGCGCCATCAACAATAGCCTTATCTAGGTTTTGTTGAGGCATGTGGTCGACAAGTTCTACGAATCCATGGTCCAATACTTTCTTCATTATGAATATCTATCCGTTCTATTCTTTAATATTTACATTTATCATCCATTGGAACCTCTCCGCAAAAATCATAAAGTTTGTACAACTTCGCTTGTGTCTTTTCAATATCAACTTTTGTCTCATTCATGGCATCCATCGCGTCATCCACAAGTTCCATGAATGTATCGAGCTCATCGAGGGCTATACGATGGTTCAATCTTTTACTCTTCTGGGAATGAAAGGCTGATTTGAGACGCTTGTTACTCTTGATAACCTTGTCCAGGTTGGTTTTGTTGACGGGGGCACACATACGGATGGTGAGACTCATTTGTATATACTTTACTTCATATCTTTAATCAACTCATTGATGTCTCTGTAATACCTCTTTAGATCTTTCATAAATCTTTTATTATTTTCAATAACTTCACATTCAACTTTGTTTAGATAAATCCAAGCTAAGTTTGATTTTGAATACTTTGTCATTTTTTGATTCTCATTTGGTCGACGTGCCACCAACTTTGTAGACTTCTTCTTTTGTGAAGCTGGTAATACCTCCTTCCTATTCACGAATGAGAGTGCTTGCATGACAGTGTCTGCGAGGTCATCTTTCTTCTTAGATTTTACAAATGTATCAATCCAGTGAGAATTTACAGAGTTGCTACGGATAAAGGCTTCACACCTCTCGATGGAAACCTTCTTCCTCTTATTGTACTGTGCCTTACCAGGTCCTGCAACATCTGGAATCTTGTGACGAGCATCGTAAAGAATAGTTTCAGCATTGGGACACCTGATTATGAAGTAGGCATGGAGGAAGTGCATGACAGAAACCATCTTTTTATTGCGGTCGGGTTGCTTTTCTATGAGAATGGTCTTTGCACCAAGGACCCATGGACGAGCATCTAGGTGGTCTCTCATGGAAACGTAGACACCATCCTTATGTTGTGGGGGGATACCATCAACATCCCACTCAACAACCAGGTTATTTTTGTCCTCATCGAGAAGGCAAAGTGCCAAATTCTTTATACCCACGTCGATACTTAGAATCATTAACATAAAGACTGTGTAACTCTTTAAGTTAATGGATTGTATTTAAAAACCTATAATTTTAATAATACCTATAGTATATGTGGTATCTAATCATAGCAATTTTATTAATTATTTTTATAATTGTAAAAGTAAACCATGATAATGGACCATGGGAACATTCAGGTAAAGTTGTAAAGGGAATAGGGATTTCAAAAAAAATAGACTGGAAAACTGCAAACCTTTCAAAGTGTCCACATAAAATCAATGAAAATGGATTCTATTCTTGCACTACAAATTATGGTGAAGCTACATTACTAAAAGGACCCCAAAACATGTGTGAAGTACATATTCATAATTTTGATGATGATATATATGGGAAGAGGTTGAAGTTAAGAAATATAAGAAAAATTGATGTACCTTTTAAAATTGTATCTACCGATGGTACTCAATATGGAGTATAATACGGTCTTCATTTGATTTATTTTCCGCCCAATGTTCATATTTTGCGTCAAAAATGACATGTTTACCATTTTCTTCAACTACTGGTCCGTCTTTTGTGTACAGTATATTTCCATCGGGACACTTAATTCCTAAATGATACGTAAAAACATACGTATCTGAAACATTGTCAGTGTGAACGGGGAGTTTTGCTCCACCTTTCATAAGTGAAAATCCTGCTATACGAACACCTTTAGTCTTTGATAAAATTTCATATGTTTTTGGACATAATTTACAATTTCCTACAACTGGGCGATCTTTCCATATCAGTGGCCACCCATACCACTCATCTGGTTCATCGGTCCACCCTTTTAGCCATCCATTTTTACCACTTACGTAACTTTCCATGACTTCCTTAAGCATTGGAGAATCTTCCCAATCACCCCTTTTTCGTCCAGATGGATGAATAAAATTCGTTGGAAGAGAATCACATTCAGATCGTATAGTTTCATAATGTTGTTTAAGATGTTTCAGTTCAAGACTCATTATTATATCTGATATTATATCTTTATATAAAAATTACGTCCTAAAAGTTGATATATTACTTTTAGAACTTAAAAAATTAACCTACCATCTGTATAAAATGCATGAGTACTGGGATAAACAACCAACTACACGTATGTATACTTCGAATGAAACGACTGGACTGTTAACATCTAAACCTAAGATATTACCACCCGAATTTATATGGTCATCGTGTAAAATTAACGAAGCTCTCACATTTTTACAAGAACATTATCTAGGCAACTCATTTTTTAAACTTTATTACACACCAGAAATACTTAAATGGTCAATCGATAACAGTGTAGCAATTCGCAAACTTACAACTAGAGAGTTGGTTGGATATATCACAACTACAGATGTAGATATCCGTATCGATGATAAAGTTATGAAAATGGCACAAATCAATTATCTATGCGTCCATAAATCACATAGAAAGGATGGATTTGCACCTATTCTTATAGATGAAATCAAAAGACGGATCGCACTTAAAAATATATGGCAAGCTATATATACGGCACATATAAATATTCCTACACCTATATCTAAGTCATGTTATTGGCATAGATTTCTAGATGTTAAATATCTTATAAAAACCAAATTTCATCAGACAAGTCATCCCCGTGAACGCTATCACGAAGTTCATGGGCCATGTAAATATACATGGAAAAAAATGACTACTAAAGATATTCCTAAAGTGACTAAGATTTTACAGGGGTATAATGAAGAGTTCAAAATTGCACCAGTTATAAACGAAGAATTTGTAAAGAAGCGATTATTGCCGATACATTCCTATATAAATGATGAGACTGATGATTTCATTTCATTCTATGATATTCCGTGTGAACGCGCAGATGGTTCTGGTACGGTTAGACAGGCTTATAGATATTTCATAGTTGGAGATGTTTATAACGATGCCTTTCTTATTGCTAAAAAATTAGGGTATCATGTATTCAATAGTGCTGAAGTAGGTGTATCAACAGAACTTCTTGAAAAAATGAAATTCGTTAAAGGGACTGGATATGTCTATTATTATCTCTTCAACTGGAATCTAAATGAACCAGTTGAACCTAAAGAAATCAATCTTATTATTCCATGATATGAAATGGATTTTAAAACTTGGTTGCAGCAGCTTTACCCGCGTTCTGACCCGCTGGGGACAGTGCTATGGCAACCCCACCAGCCACAAGTACGCACACACAGCATGTAGACGCAGCAGAAGCAGCCATAGCACCTTGTTGGGAGGTACCAACGACATCCGCGATACCACCAAATATGGAATCCAGTATACCCGCGATACCACCCTTCTTCTTTTTCACCGATGAATCTGTTGAGGCGGCCATCTTGTTAAGTATTTCATTTTTCTGTATAGAATCTTTGAGTATGTTCATAATAGACGTAGCCTTGACCTCCGACATGATATCTTGGCTAAAGTCGAGCTTTGCATTGCCATCACTGCAGTCATAGAACTTTAGGTTGAGTTCACCATCCTGGATATTCACCTGTTCAGCAACAGTGTTATTAACGTTTGTCGTTGTGATATTTGTCTCAACAAGGTTCTTAATTTCCATATTTACTGAGTTTACTATACTCATATTTGTATCACCACCATCTAAAACTCCACCCAATTCACTCCCCATCTCTGTATTGTTTTCTAGAGCTGCTGTAGCCGCCGCTTGCATATCATTTGTAATTGTATTTTGTAGATCTGTTATTTCAGTTGCAGTAAAATCCGATGCAGCCATCGTTTTTGAAGTAATCTTTTGGGACAGGTTGATATCACATCCGATAATCTGTCCAAAGTTAACCTTCATACCCTGAATGTTCGCACCAGTCGCGGTGGTAGTCGAGGAGTTGTTGGTAATGATATTTGTAATATTCTCATTAATAGCATTAAAGTTGAATGTATTTTCAATCGACTGACTGGTATCACCACCCATTATGACTTTATATACAATCACCTGAGAAAAAAAATATCCCTTTATTCTAAATGAAACTCAATTTCAATAAAATTAAACTCAACCAGATTGTTCTCGTTTTGGCTCTGGTCCTCGTGACTGTATGGATGGTCAGGCGAACACGTGTCCGTATTGAACTGAACGAAGGTGCGAAGTCGGAGGCTCTCATGTATGCTGAGAGTACCGATGAACCCAACCCTTTCATTCTCTATGGAATGGTCAAGAAACAGACCGATGATGAAGAGAAACAGAAGAAGGCCCTAACCCTCGCAACCCAGAAGAAGTATGGTGAACTCAAAGAATTTCTGGCGACCATATAAATAATAATCTAAGTTATCAGTAATGACATGCAAGTTGGAGTTGTGGCAGCACGGTTCTATGACTGGCAATCGCGCACAATTCACCAATAGTGAGGATGGAAATCCCATGTCGACTCAGATGGCAAACGTTAATGACGAAGATAGTAGTGCCAGAGTTACGGGTGATTGTGCATGGGTCGTTATGGAACACCCAAAAGGGAATGGTGGTGGTGGGTTCGTAGTAGACCCAGGTGAGTATGTAGGAAATTTGCATAGTGAAAACCACCACGGAGAGGGAAAGGGAAGTAAAAATCATAGATGGTACAAACGGGGTGACAGAGTGAATCGTGTGGTAAAACTCGTACCCCCAACTGATGGATACTATGATGACATTAACATTTACTTCAAACGAGCGGACTCATTGGGTCAATGGGCGCATTTTCCGTGGGTGACTGACGCTCTACTCGCCGACCCCAACACTTCAACTCAGAAGATAACGAGTGACACAGATACAGGTCAACCGTGTCCAGGTGCTGCTAAGGCGTCTATAATTGGTCATAGAAAGTATAGATGTACATATAACACTGAAGCTCAAATCAAAAATCTAAAAAGTGGAATACAAGGCAAGACTGGTGGTGACCCACGACTTGTTATGTACAATAATATCGTTGATAAGTTTTGTGCGGATTCTAATAATATATTCAAAAAGCCTAGTGATAAGACGTGTTTGGAATTAACTGCTGGAAGAGCTTTAGCAATAGAGTATTGTAAGAAAGGTACGAACATAAAGGGTGCGAACAAGGGTGATCCAAATTGTAGCGCTGATTTGACCAGTTTGGGTGATAGTTATGGTACAGTAGCTGCGATATATTGTAATACCCCTACAGGTAGGGCGGACCTCTGGTGTAGCTGCCATAACGTCACTAATGGTGTGTGTGATGCAAACCCTACCGCCGCTGGATGTGCAAAGAAAAAAGAAACGTTCGATAAACTTGTTGATGCAACACCAAGTGATCAGAAAGATCTTTGGAGTGGTATGGAATCATGTTTTGGAAAGGTTTGTGTAGGGGATGTATTTATACCTGCAAATGCAAACCAAAACTGTGATAAATCAGTAAATGTGTGTATCCAAGATATTACCATTGGATCTTTAGCAGATTCTAATATGAGCGCGGCGTGTACTATTAATGCTGGTGGGGATGGGCCATCTGTTTCAACACCTCCCACCTCCTCTCAAGAATCCGCTCAAAGTGAACTCGAAGAAGCGAAGGCTGCGGTAGCTCGGGGAGACGCAGGTGCCCAAGAGCGACTTGATGCGGCTGAGGCGAGTCTGGATGCGGCGGGGGAAACTGGACCTGGAGCGTACATCCCCAAAAGTTTGGATGGTCTTAAGAACGATAGAAAACAGCAAATAGGTGCTGGGGTCATGGGGGCTCTCGTACTCGGGTGTATGATGATGTTGCTTTTGATTGTAGCATCAGCCAGTGGGGGTGGCTCAGTTGCGGTCAAGAAACGGTTCAGGTAAAAAAATATTTATCCTCTCATAAATTTTCTAATGTTATGACAAGATAGATGAGTGAATGTAAACTCATTCTGTATAAAGACCCAAACTTCACAGGGGAGAGTGAGGAATTCACGGGTGACAGAGGTGTGACTCATAATGACCAAGCTAGTTCCTATAAGACGACTGGTGATTGTTCAAATACATCATGGGGTGTATTTAAGGACAATGATGGGGACAACAAGGGGAATGGTATAATTATTGGTAAAGGTGATGACTCTGGTGGTAATTTTGATGCTAATCATCACGGTCAGGGAAAGGGGAGTTTAAACCATAGATTCTATAAATTTAATGATGAGATAAGTTTCGTGAAAAAGATTGGAATACCCCCTTTACCAGCAAGTGCCATCGTCGAAGATCTCGAAGTTTATGGTAGAAGAGCTGATGGAGGCACGGGTGAATGGGGACATTACCCATTTGTGAATTCCACGGATTTGGGGAATCCAAACCACTCTCAACAACTTCTTGTGCATACCCCAGAGATTAAGGGTTCACCGTGCCCAGGTGCTGCTGCGGGGTATGCTGTTCCAATAGGACATAGAACCTATCGATGTGTGTATGCAAATAATAATGAAATTCAAGGTCTTTACTCGGGACTTTCCGGAAACGAAGCCGACCCTCGTATTGACTTATATGGTCGAGTTGTCTCCAAGTATTGTGAAGACAATGAAAATATAAGCAAACAGATTGGTGGTGGACTCACATGTGAAGATATGGGGGCTAGTAGGGAAACATGGTGTTCCGTAGATGAACGGATTAAGACAGAACCAAGTTGTTCAAAAGCACTTATAGGAAATGACTTGTATCATAAAATTGCTGAGGCGTACTGTATCGCCAACCCTGGAGATAAGTGGTGTACATGTTATAATCTAAAAAATAATGTATGTGAACGGACCGCCACCCCAATGAATTCTACCGCAGCTGGGTGTAAACATGCACATGGAATCATAGATGGTAATAAAAAGGCGTTTGGTCCCGCTATTGCGATGCAATCTGCAGAGACAAAGGTTGCGGACGCACAAGAAGGTACTCCTAAACACACCGAGGCGGTTGCAAAATTGGCAGAATTAAAAAAGAAGGATGGATACCCAATTCTAGTAGATAATGTACATTGTAGACCAGATGCATGTGAATCTGTTTTGGGTGGGGGGTATATACCTGAAAATCCCAAGGGTTCGTGTGCGGCATCTTACAACTTCTGCGATCAAGACATCGATATAAGAAACATGTCAAATATGGATATAGTCTTAGCGTGTAATACTGGATTACCGTATGTAAAACCTGACTGGTGGGATGACCCGATTGTACCTTATGAAAAAGAACGTAAGTTCCCATACAACAAGTTCCCATTGAACAAAACACCTATGTTTAAGCGTCCCAATCTAAAAAAAATTAGATGGAGGTCCAAAAATGATAGGTATCACGTATACAGTGCTGGAGGTGTGAGTGGTATTTCTTGTGTGTGTTGTATCCTATTACTACTTATCATGAGAATGAGTAAAAAAGGTAGGAGATGATAGACTTAAAGAGAAAATAGTCCTTAAACATATGTGGTGTTGGTGGTGTTGTCACCCTTTCGAGGGTACACCCCTAAATATACCTGTAAAGTACGACGATCGTCGTAAGAAATTCGATACAACTGGAAATTTTTGTTCATGGAGTTGTATGAAAACATATGCATTAGATAAATATGGGGTTGGTAGGGGTAGTCTAGTGTGCTCGAATATGGTGATGATGCGACGGAGAATGTATGGTGGCAAACTGGAGAGTGTTATGTCTGCACCATGGAGATACCGACTAAACGTGTTTGGTGGAGACATGACTATAGAAGAATTTAGAAGTAATCAAACGGTCGATGTAGAAGTCCCAAAATCTGTTGATACAAAACCAGTGGTTAATAATTTGATACCCTTTGTTTCAAACACAAGAAAGATGGATGAAATAAAGAATTCTACTTCTAATAACAATTCGCTAAAGCTAAAGAGGACTAAACCTCTAAAAAGGAATCACAACAATTTAGAGTCCGCTTTGGGACTTATCATTACTCCCAAAACCTAGATTCCTTATCTGTTTAGCGGTTGGCACTGAAGGGGGTAAATTTTTAGTTTTTCTACTATGTACCCACTGCTCACCGTCGTGTGCGACCCAACATATATCATACCTTTCTATTGTCTTCCTACACAAGACACACGGCAATGATATACCGTCACCGTACACCGTTTTTCGACCTACTACCAAATGACCATATTTCCTCTGTACCCATTCGGAGAATTGATGGGATTTATGACCCTTTCTCAAACATTCTCTATATAATCGTCGAATGAGTTGTCTTTCTGCACACATATGGTTATTACTTTCTATTGAGGGTCCCTTAGACATTGAACCTATCACGGTACAATACTTCATACCTGGCAATTCAAACAAGTTGTTCCATCGTATACAAAATCACACTTTGAGCATTCACTTAGGACACTAATCTTCTTTTTTGGTACCAATCCTTTAGCAAAACGGTCGAGTTCTTTTACTGTATAGATTCCGTATTGAATCATTACATCTAGAGATGGAAATCTCATACTAAATTTATTACGTTTCAATGTTTTATATTACTTTTCCTGGGCTAGACAAGAGAAGCAACTGGCGATAGCCTTGTTAGCCTTAAGCATCGCGGCGAAACTGTCAACCATTGGGGGAACCATAGCCTTTAGAATAATCTCAAACTCACTATCTTTTTCACCTTCATCAATTTCTTCAATGAGATGATTGAGAACAGCGATGACGAGTTTTTTCTTATGGGGTCCAGGCAGTTTCTTGAACTTGACAGACTCCATCATGAGTCGGCCCAGAATAGGGGGGACGTCTTCCTTGGTAAGTCCGTCATCGATGTATTCGACACGGAGTTCTTCAACGGTACTCAGGAGACTCTTAGCGTCAATTTTTCCTGCAAATTTTTGTAAAATAATATCCATATACTATAACTGAGAATGAATTTGAACGATATTATCGCAAGTGTCGCCATCGGCTTAGGTTTTGTCCAGATGTACGACAGTCTTCAGAAATCAGAGGAGGTTGGTGAGGAGTCCAGGGATGTCATTGTGATGGGTATCACAACAACTGCACTGTGGCTGACGTACCAATATAGGAAATTTGGTGTAAACATGTTGACCATAAATACATCCATTGCACTCGCTGTACAAATATATGTTATGAATCGCCTAGTAAAAAACAAAATGATATGGTTTAAAGGGTAGAATATAATCATATTCAGTAATGAGTTCTATCACTTGTGCACCCGTAAAGTTTTCGTATTACAAGCGTTATCAGACCAAGCGTAGTACACGTTCTTCCTATAAGGTTCGATCGTCTGTCGAGCCTTCGGTCGAGCCTTCGATCGAACCATATCAACCACAGACCCGATTCGCTGAGGTTCTCAATGGTCGCGCTGCTATGCAAGGTGTTCTATGGGGTTCTCTAAACTGGATGATGACAGGTGAAAATGTCATTCAGCAGATTGAGGATCCTGTGTATGCTATCGCTGCATCAGGTGTTGTTACTACATTGGCTTGGGCGTCCATGATTACATCCGAAAACTTCAGCACCGAGAAAATTGGGGCATTCACACCTGAGGCTGAGCTCAAGAATGGTAGGTTGGCTATGCTTGGGTTTATTGCCTTGTTCGGGTTGAGTGCCATGTAACTCAAAAATTCAATCATGTTAACCTTATCTTCCATCGAAAATGTCCCTGCTCTACGCATCACGTAGGCCAAGAACATCATGAGAATATAGACATTAATAACGATAGGTTTCATTTAAACAACCTTAGCCTTAACTGGTCGCAACATAAATAATCCACCCAAAAACGCGAGGAGGAAGATTACAAGGCTTGCGGCACTGAAACCCATTTTAGACTTATCTTTCTTGGAACTCTCACAGGTCCTAGCCCAATTGAGGGAGGCGGAGCTACCGACGATACCTATGATACCGAAGAGAAGAACGATAATACCGCTGAGTTTGGAACCAGCAGTCTTAACCATGAGAAGTGTGCATGGAATTGTAAGAGCGATAGTGAGAGTGTACGACAAGAACAGCTTGAGGTTCTCTTGGGTTGACTTACCCGCCTGTTCATCACACTTGTTGAACATGTCAATACCTAGGGAGGCAATGACGAGATAAAGGAATCCAAACATGGCGATGAGTCCAATTTGACCGTAGTTAATTGTGATAGTTGTGGTTTCGGCAGCCTTAGCAGCGGCACCTTGGTAGGCGGCTGTACCCTGCATAGCAGTACTGGCAGCTCCCATCCTGGCACCCATGGCACCACCCGCGGCACCCATACCACCACCAGCCCTCCCAGCCATAGCACTCAAAGCAGCCATTTTAGACATTTTTATAATTAACTTAGATTTTATTTAGAGCGTCAAGTATATTTTCTACTGATGTATACTCTTGTAATTTAGATACATCAAGTTTACATTCACCACGGTTTGATTTTTCATTTGAAATTGTATGTTCTACATCAAATACTTTCAGAATTTCACTTAGTGTTGTAGAACCTTCATTCGTGAAATTAACTATACCTGTTCTATTTTGTTTAATGAGTCCGTTTATTTTGGGAAATAAAGACGGAATAACCGTGAGTGATACATTTGCAATGTGAATGTTATTTTTTCGAGACTTTAGTTTTTCCAAAAAGCATTTTTCATTTCCATTCCCACTGACTGGGTATATTAATCGTAGATACAATACATCTTTTGAATGCACACCCTTTATCACGTCTTCTAAGAGAATCCGTGTATGAGAATAAAACATTTCATGATTATTTGGTTTGTCATCTTCTGTAAAATATTTATCACCTTCATACACAAACGCGGAACCTAGAATTGTGAGATGTATTCCAAGTTCTTTACACGTGTGTATAAGTTGAAGTTGTTCAGTCAAATTAGTGTATATTGTTTCTTCTTTATTGGATTCGCACCAGTTTATGGTGGGTTTACCTGATATACCTGCCGCTGATACGACATATTTAGGTTTGATGAATTTGAGTTCTTCTCTGATATTTTCGAGTCTTTTAGTACTTCCAACACTATTTGGGATATATTTCAGTAATTCTGAACCCAAAAATCCATTTGAACCTAGAATGAGAGTTTCAATGGGTTTGAATAATTCATTTGAATCATCTTTTTCAGAAACAATCGCATATTTACTTTCATCTGGCCATTTGATTTTTAAAGTTGGATCTTTCCAGTGACAATTCTTTTCTAGGGTGTGGTCATATACATCAGCTAAAAAGTAATTGATGGTCGTCTCTTCAAAACAAAAATAACCATGACCATGATTCGCTGGTACGTGTAAACAATCACCCATTTTTAGTGTATAATACTTGACAAGACCCTCTGGGGACACTACAACATCAATGATGTGTCCACTCGTGAGAGTTATAAATTTTTCATATGGGCTAAAATGTATACCCCTTAGTACATTTTTGTGATTCAGGCTTGTGAAACATTGTTTAATCTCAAAAGGTGGATCAAAAAAATTGAAAAACATTGTCCCTCTTTCATCGGTAAATGTTTTCATTCTTATCTATTTACTTAAAAGCTTTTTAAGCTCGTCTTTTGTCTTACTTTGAGACCATTACATTACTGAACATTTACAGTTTACTTTACGGTCAGCAAATGTTTTAAGTAGATTACACACAGTATCAACATCCTCAATTGTCATACCGTGATGCGCACCAAGGAGGAATCCATTCTTCATAATTGTATCTGCATTTTCGAAATCCTGTAGATATTCCCTAAAAGCTGGGTGTCGTGTAATATTACCCGCGAATGTCACTCTCGTTTGCACATGATTCTTCTCCATGAATTTAACAAGTTGGAGTCTATGAGGGCATTGTAGTGGAATCGCTAACCAATTAGGGGTTCTCGAGTCATCTGGGAGAGTATAATATGGGCAATCTTTAAGATTTTCGATATAACGCTCAATGTTTTGTCGTCTCTTCTTCAAAAAATCTTCAAGCTTATCGAGTTGAACGAGACCAAATGCAGCATTCATTTCACATGCCTTGAGATGATACCCAGCTACCCCATAGAGGAATTTCCAGTCATATGGAATCCCATCAACTGAATGATTAAATCGTTCACTCGGTTCCTCTACATTATCACCGATACGACCCCAGTCCCTAAACATAACAGCTCTTTTGAGATGTTTATCATTGTTGAACATGACCATACCACCTACACCACCAGCCGTAATAACATGACTCGCGTAAAAGCTTGTGGTACTTATATCAGTACATTCGGTGTGAGTAATAGTATCAGCAGAATCTTCAAATAGAATGACATTTGGGAAAGCTTCACGAATAGCTTCCCAATCGGGTGTATTACCTATAAGGTTGGGGATAAGAATACACTTCGTATTCGGGGTGACCACCCCCTTGAGTTGTTCAACAGTTGGAACATATGATGTAGGATTTACATCACAAAATTTTGGTTTCAAACCCAATTGCATAATCGGGGCGAGTGTAGTTGCAAAACTACATGCGGGTGTAATAATTTCTGAATCCTTTGGGAGTTCGAGAGCGCATAAACCTAAAAGAATTGCACTACTACCAGAATTGACAAAAGCGCCATATTTCTTACCGAATAATTTGGCTACTCTTTCCTCAAATTTTATAGTGCGTTTACCGAACCCCGCAAGCCAGCCATCACGAAGGCATTCCTCTACCGCCTTAATTTCTTCCTCCCCATATGATTCAAAACGGTTAGGTGCATACCAGATTTTTTTGACCATTTATAAAATAACACAGTTTATCTTTAATTGAAAATAATCTGGAATGGTTTCTTACCATAGATAGCTGCCATATAGGCGTATGTTGAAAATCCAATCATATCACCCCTCCCACCTGTAAGGAAAAGCTGGGGACACACACTTAATAGGAAAAACTTGAGGTAGATGTTATGATAATCACTCATGGTAGTATCACGGAAATCCTGGTGTGCTCCAACTGTGAAATCTGTCTTAAAATATCGAATTTTATCACCATATTTTTCTATGAGCATGTTTAATGTAGATTTTGAATCACTCGATACAAACACAGGTCCGGGTGCTTCCTCAATGACATCTTGAAATTTTTTTAGTCCCTCATCTGAACAGAAATAATGAGACGCATCTTCAGATTCTTTAGAATCAAACTGTCTCGAATCTTCCGAGTACGAACCACGACGAACGGAAATTCCACAACATACACCTTCGACAAGATGTTTATGTTTCGATATCAGTTCTTCCATGAATGGAGTTGGTTTGATAATATCTCTGATTTTGGGGTGTACATGATTAACTGTAAATTGGTTGATGTAAATTGAGCATTCAGGTTGTTTACCTTCATGTGAAACTTGTGTAAAACCATTGATTGTCAAACAGTTTGAAAGTTCATACGCAAAAACATGGTCATGTAGTTGCGTACATTCTTCTTGTAGTGAAGTGAGTTGAATCAAAAGATTTCCAAATCCCGCATTATTCTTGTATACGAGTTCGGTCATTATACTTAAAAGAGTTCGTTGTATTTCTTTAAATGAAGGTGCTAGAAACCTGAAACTCATTTGAGAAATTCCATAAATTCATTTTTGTAAACGTATTCTACACGTTTTATTTCAACTCGTTTGTTGTACCGAGCAGCAAATAAGTCTTCAAGTTTAGCCTTTCGCATTTTAAACTGTTCATATTCTTTCAACAGGTCTTCGTATTTGAATTTTTTTCGTGAATGATAAGATCGAATGTATTCTATCCAATTGGGGAGTGGTTCATCTTGATGATTACCACCACCAGCTCTCGACATGATAGAAGTTTGTGCACACACGGGAATGCATGGAATAGAAGCACCCTTAAGAAACCCATGATGCATAATATCAATAGTGTGGTCCAGGTTTACGTTGTCGATGAACTCCTTGGCAAACTTTAGGGTCACGTATTGTCCTTCAGCTCCACCATTATTACCAACCATTAGAGGTGCCTGATTAAAACTTAATTCATGGAGATTACCTATCTTGATGAAGTCTGCATCTTTGAAATAGGTATTTTTACAGTTCATAAACTTCTCCTCCCAGTCGTCGATGAACACGACGTCATCTTCAAAAATAAACGCTTCTTTGATGTCATTGTCGATCATATGTTTCATCGCTTCAATGTGTTTGATATTACACGACAGGTAAGGCATACAAACACTTGTTTGGGTGTATGTTTTCACCCACGAAACGAATGGATCCTCTTTATCAAACTGTGTTATGAATTGTGCATCGGGTATAATACCCTCGAGATATTCACGACCACTTCCCTTGGTGTAATGAACCACATACTTTTTCATATGGTTTTAAATGCTATTAAATCTTTAAGTTTAAAGACTAAACCCGTTTTAACTTTAAATGCGTATTGAAGTATCTCACGGAGAGCTTATTGATAAGATTACGATTCTTGAAATCAAAGATGAACGTGTAAAAGATGTGGAAAAGTTGAAAAATATTCGTCATGAATTGAATGTACTTATCAAGTATGAATTTGAAACAAGCCATAAACAAGAGTTGAAACATGTCAACAACACACTGTGGGACCTTGAGGATGGTATTAGGAAACTGGATCGGGAAAATGATTTTGGGTCTAAGTTTATAGATATGGCGAGGAATATATATAAAGTTAACGATGAGAGATCTAGAATCAAAAAAATGATTAATACAGAACATGGTTCGGATATTGTAGAAGAGAAGAGTTATTAACTTAAAGTATTCTTTAGATGTTAATGTAAATGTTAACTATATTACACCATTTAGGTTTGGGAGACGCTATCATGTTAAATGGTATGGTTCGACACTTTGCAGAAAAGGAAGACGTGGTTATATTTGTAAAAAAGCAACAGGAACCATCGATTGCATTTATGTATAGGGATCTAAGCAACGTCAAGATAATACCTGTAGACACAACCCATCCAAGGGAAATGTGGTCTCAGGTAAAAGGAAGGGTTTTACCATTAGCAACATACGCTTTAAATGATGATATATGGAACTTCGCAACGAGTGGTCCTGTGAGTGTGCTTGTAAATTGGGCCCATAGTATTTACATTCAAGCAGGTTTACCACCCAAATATATGTATTCCAAGTTTAAAGTTGTTCGTGATAAGAATACAGAAATCAAATATGAACACGATGATTATGTATTCATACATGATGATAGTACACGTGGAATGAACATTGAAGTTTCCTATGATAACGTCTTTAGAATAACAGAAGATACTCTGAAGACTAATCCAAATATTTTCGACTATTTGACAGTTATAGAAAATGCAAAAGAAGTGCATTGTATGGATAGTTGTTATGCATGGTTAATCAATCTTATGGAAATCGGTACACCTTCAAAAAATTATTTACATTTAGACACGAAAGGTAATTATACACCACGTATGGTTCAAACCGTTTTTGGTGACGATGTATGGACATATGTATAGATGTAGACACCTTCTTTGAATATGGGTTTATCATATCCCATTTTTTCTATAAAGTTTCCAACCTCACTATTTTCATAATCCGTAATTTCTGTGATAATAGTGGGTTTATATTTTTGTATAGTATTCATCGCCCCCTTCAAAACGTACAACTCATGATCTTCTACATCCATTTTCATGATAGACGGTACACCATTATATACATCATCCAATCTGTGACAGTCACATAGTATAGGATTTTCTTCATGTTCACATGTTACGTTTCTATGCATGGATGTTCCACCATAATTCTTGGCACCGTATGGCATTAATTTAGGTAAATAGATGTTGGACGTTTCATTTTTATCAGAAAGTCCGATTGGATAAATTTTAACAGGATTCTTTAAAGTATTGTTTTCAATATTTAATTTAACAATTTCATGGTAAACAGGTTCGAATGCATGTACTGGTCCAATTTCAGAAAACATGAGTGAATGTGTTCCGATGTTTGCACCTACATCTAAAATATCAGTCCCAGGTTTATAATATTTTACAACCTCATCTTTCATCCATTCTTCATAGAACTTCCCAGTTGTTCTAACTGTATACCCAACAAATTCGTCATCTGCAATTACAAACACGTTATATTTTTCAGTTTTACACTTCACAATATTCAGTTCCATAATAATAATAAATATAGTACTGTTTTTAAGTACATATTTATAATGTTTTATAAAAGATATCCTGATACTCCTGTTTTTCTACACTCTTGATGTGCCATAATGACATATCTGGTGTAGCGTCTAGTCCTTTCGTATTTGTAGATCCAATTATGGTCTCGTGTAAACCCTTATTCCATTTCACGATACCATTGTTTTTGTGTATATCCCGGACAAATGTTAATACGGGGAATGTACAGTAGTTCCGCATTCGTATCTGTTATGACAGACTTGATGTTCTTGATGAGAGTCTCACGAGGAATCTCATCTGCGTCAATTACAAAGATGTAATCACCTGTACACAATGATGCGTGGTAGTTTCGGTGGTTAGAAAAGTTTCCACAAAATACGCGTTCGGAAATGGTTAGATTGTCATACTTCATCCGTTACTTTAGATGTGTCGAGAAGAATGTTGATTTTACATACTTAAAAACACTTACCACTGTTTTAGAAGATGAAGTTGTCTTATGCTATAATGGTATGTAACGAGTCTAAGGATTTGTTTAGTCTCATTTCATTCTTGAAAAGAGTCAAAGATTCGG